AAGAGATGTTAAATCAAATTTTGCTGAATTTCACTAAAGAGATTCGCAAAAACGGCATGGGATACAAGGTTTACACCATATAGGAGAAATTATGGAAACGGACTCAAAAGCAGTCGAGCAGCAAGCTCAAGCCGAAGAACAGGCTAATGTTCAAGAAAGCACCAACACTTCCTCTGAAGTTGGACAGCTTATCGCAGATGCGAAGAAATACAGATCACAGAGGCAGGCAGCTGAAGCAAGGATAAAGGAATTGCAGGATCAACTCGATGCTCGCGAAGAAGCAGAAATGCAGAAGAACAACGAGTGGCAGGATCTTGCTACCAAGTACAAGTCTGAACGAGACGAGTATAAATCTCAGGCAGAAGAGGGTCAAAAGGTTAAAGAGGCGGTACGAAAAGACCTTCTGGATCAGCTTACTGACGAGGATCGAGAATTTGCGATTGATTTGTCAACTGAAAAGTTGCAGAAATTCGTAGCTCGATCATTTAATCAGAAAGTTAAAACGAACGAATCTTATTCGACACCAATGCCTGATAAGGGCGTTAATCCGTTTAAGTCAATGACTAAAGATGAACGCCAGGGTAATTGGAGTAAGGTTCTTTCAAATTACGCTAAAAAATAGCGTGGAAAGGTAGTAATACCAAATGGCATTAAGTGAAAATTTTGCTGGTGCTTCGGTCACTACAACTACCGCTAGAACATAGTTTGTGGCGGTATAAAATCGCGGAATTAAGCTGGAAGGCTAAGTCGTAAGATAAGCTAATCAGAACCGAAGGCTGGTCTAAGATCAGCCAGGGGCAGAGCATAGATACTGAAAAGATATAATGTATCCAAGAGGCCTCGACAACGAAAGTTGAAAAGATATGCCGAACTTTAGGGAAACCTAAAGAAGTAGAGGATAAAAAGCCACTACGATAACAACTGAATTTTATACCTGAAATTTGGACCGATGGAGTCAAAGCATATATGGAACGCAATCTTGTGTTCGAACAATGTGTAGACACATCTTTAAACGGTCTTGTTAAGGGTAAAGGTGATACATTTCATATCCCTAAGTTAGCAGAGGTAAGTGATGCCGCTAAAGCAGCAGAAACACTCGTAACTTACGGAGCTTCAACACACGCAAAGGCCGATCTTAGCATCGACCAGCATCGTTACGCTGCAAAACTCGTTGAAGACATAGCATCTGTACAAGCAATCCCAGGGCTTTTTGAAAAAGAAGTATCTGGAATGGCGTACGCGCTTGCTAAGACTTATGATGCGTATATCGAATCTAAAGTTGAAGCAGCAACTACAAACAGTACAGCTTTAGCTGGCGACAACACAATCACAGCAGCAGAAATCAGAGGCGGAATGAAGACTTTGATGGAAGCTGATGTAGACACGAATGAGTGTAATTTTGTTGTTTCTCCTGCATTGTATACTGCAATGCTTGGAATCAGCGACTTCGTAGATGCTTCTAAGATGGGCGCAGGTCCATCTGGATTGAAGAATGGCCAAATCGGTATGCTTTACGGTATGCCTGTTCTCCATTCTACAGTAATGGGAGCATCAACGTCTACTGGAGTGGAAGTTGGATACATTTTTCATCCATCTGCTGTTTCAGCAGCTCGACAAGTAGAACCAAGAGTACAAGCTGAATACAGCGTGGACTTCTTAGGAACTAAAGTCGTTTGCGATATGCTTTACGGAGCAGTTACAGTTTTTGAGGGTAGAATCCAAGAGTTCAAGAATCCTTAATCACTAATAGGAGTTATATGGGGGCTTTTATTAGCCCCCATTCCTTATCATATGTTTAGAACCTACGATTATAAATGCAATAAATGTAAAACCGTATTCGAGCTAATGTTAAAAGCCGATGAAGCTCCAATCTGTGAATGCGGAAATACCAACCTAGAGCGCTTAATGAGCGCACCTCTATTTGAACTAAAAGGGAACGGCTGGCCAGGAAAAGAGTTTAAGGCTCAATCCGACTGCAAGCGCATGGCTAACGGTCAAAAGATTTAAGTGTAGTCTAATCCTCTTTAATTGAAGTCTATTAACAGGGGAACATAAATGGCTAATTACAATTCAGATTATACTGGCGCTCAGATTGACAGCGCAGTATCCAGAGCAAATTCAAGCGATGTGACCGCAGGAACGGTTGCAGCTAGTAAAGCTGTCGTTGTCGATTCTAATAAAGATATTACAGGATTTCGGCACATTACCGCTACAGGAACGGTTACAGCAGCAAATGTATCACTTACTGGCAACGTAGATCTAGGAGATGCTTCTGGTGATACGGTTACTATCACAGGATCAATCGATTCAAACTTAATTCCAGCAGCAGACGACACCTATGATATTGGTTCGTCTAGCTATGCTTGGCAAGATTTATACCTAGAGGGAGACCTCTATTTTTCAGATGCGACTGAAATCGATGTCGCAAGCGGTAATTTAACCGTAGATGTAGCAGGGGATATAGAATTTAACGCAGATGGCGGAGACATATCATTTAAAGATGCCTCCAGCACATTAGCAGCTATCGATTCTAGCGGTGATTTTAACGTCGCAGGATCAATCGAAACAGCAACAATAGACTACACCGATGGTGATTTAGCCATGACCATCGCTGACGGTGGCGGAGTAACCTTTGCTCAGACTTCAAGCCAGGTATCAGGTTCTACTATCGGTAATGTAACGATTGCTAATGGCTCAATAACTGACTCAAGTGGCACAATCAGCTTCGGAGATGAAAATCTTACCTCGACAGGCGTAGGTACTTTTGCCTCATTAGATATTAGCGGTAATGCTGATATTGATGGAACAATGGAAGCCGATGCTTATACGGTGGATGGTACGGCTTTAAATGAATACATAGCCGATACTGTCGGAGCGATGGTAAGCTCTAATACCGAAACCAATATCACAGTTACATACGAAGACGGAGATAATACTTTAGACTTTGTAATTGGCACACTTAATCAAGATACAACTGGTACAGCAGATAACATTACGGTTTCCGCTAATAATTCCTCTGATGAGACGGTTTATCCAATCTTTGTTGATGGAGCGACAGGCTCGCAAGGTGCTGAATCAGATACAGGATTAACATACAATCCCTCTAGCGGTCTTTTGACTTCTACACTTTTTGCTGGAACATTAAACACAGCAGCTCAAGGAAATGTTACAAGCCTGGGAACACTTACGGCATTAACAGTTGATAATATAGCTATTGACGGAACGACAATAGGACATACAGGAGATACGGATCTAATCACCCTTACTAGCGGTGTTGTAACAGTAGCAGGTGAAGTAGATGCCACAAGTTTAGACATCTCTGGAGATGCGGATATAGACGGCACATTAGAAGCCGATGCGATCACCGTTGATGGAACAACATTAGCTGAATATATTACAGACCAAGCTGGAGGAATGTTCTCTAGCAATACCGAAAGCGGAATAACGGTAACATTCCAAGATGGAGATAATACCGTTGATCTTTCAGTAGATGCAGCACAAACAGGCATTACTTCACTATTAGCTACCGATATTAAGATCGGTGAAGATGATCAAACTAAAATAGATTTTGAAGATGCTGATAAGATTAATTTTTATGCAGGGAATGAAAAACAATTAATCCTTGAAGATGGTGCTTTATATCCAGGCTCAGATAACATTATTGATCTTGGTAAATCAGATAATGAATTTAAAGATGCTTTCTTTGATGGTACAGTTACAGCCGATGCTTTTGCTGGACCGATTACTGGTGCGGTAACTGGTAATGCTGATACGGCAACTTTAGCAACTACGGTTACTGTTACTAATAGCACAGCAAATACAAATTTCCCTGTAGTCTTTAATGATGAATCAAATGCTTTATTAGACGATACTGGTTCACTTTATTATAATCCAAGCACCGAAACTTTAAGAGTACCAAATTTAAGCGTAGCTGGAACTACAACTACAGTAGATACGGTAACAATGAATGCTCAAAATGCGATTGTATTTGAAGGGGCAACTGCCGATTCAAGCGAAACAACTTTGAGCATAGTAGATCCTACTTCTGATCATACTCAATATTTAATCAATCAAGGCGGATATATTCCAGTCTTGGCAGCAGCTACAACAACTGCAATCTCAGCAACTCCAGAAGAAATAAATTTAATTGATGGGGGAACAGCTAGAGGCACAACTGCCGTAGCATCTGGAGATGGTATTTTAATCAACGATGGCGGAACAATGCGAATGACCAATGTTGATACAGTTTCAACATATTTCTCAAGCCATAATGTTGGTGGCTCAAATATTGTTACTACTGGAGCTTTGAACTCAGGATCTATAACAAGCGGATTCGGCACAATAGATACTGGCTCAAGCAATATAACAACAACTGGTGTTGGTAGCTTTGGATCGCTTGATATATCTGGTAATGTAGATGTAGATGGAACTTTAGAAGCTGATGCAATAACAGTAGAAAGCGTAGCGTTAGCCACATATATTAGAGATACAGTCGGAACAAATATGGTCAGCAGTAATACTGAAAGTGGAATTACTGTTACTTATGATACAACAAACGACAATATAGATTTTGCAGTAGATGCTTCACAAACTGGATTAACATCAATATTGAACGCAAGTTTGGTAGCTGGTAGAGATGCAGATAATCAGATCAAGTTTAGTACAGATGATGAAATAATATTTAGAGTTGCAGGCGGTGATGGTGTTACAATGAAAGCAAGTGGTGAAATTGAAGCGACTTCCTTAGATATTTCTGGCGATATAGATGTAGATGGCACAACCAATCTTGATGTAGTTG